ATCTTTTCAAGAATTTAGAGAAAATTTAGTAGAATTCCAGATTGCAAAATCTACTGTAGCAAAATCTCCGACACAAAGAAGAATGGAGAGACGCAAAAAAATGTTGGGTGGAGGAAGACAAAAAGAAAAATTAGCAATAAGAAAGTGGAAACGATCAGCAACAGGTAAAAGAGCTCTGGACCCAAAACGAATAAAAAGAATGAAAAGAATAGGTAAATCTGGATTAGGTAAGCCGTTGCGTGTAAATATTACTAAAGGAAAGAGTGCTCAAGCTGCAGTTATGGGTAAAAGAAAATCCATTAGGAAACAACTTACAAAACGATGAAAAATTATCTAGATCTAATACAAGAACTTTCTATAGCTCAACGGATCAAAAGAGGAAAAGCTATAAAAAGAAAGATGAGTATTATAAAAAGAAAGAGAGCACTTTCTATGAGACGGCCGCCATCTCCAGAAAAAATGGAGAGAGGGGTTAAAAAGGCAGTTCGAATGATTGGATTTGCAGTTAAAGATAAATCAGGAAAATATAAAGATGCATCTCCTGGTGAAAAAGAAAGAATTGAAAAAAGAGTATCTACATGGACGAAAAAATTTGGTGGTAAATTTGAAAAAAGAATAAGACCTAAAACTATGAAAAAAATGAGAGATGCTTATAGAGCAAGGCAAAAAGGTAAACAAATTAAAACTGTTAATACCGCAAAACTAGCTGATAGAATGAAAAGCGGAAGTATAATAGGAGAATCAAATGAAACTTATTAGTGAAGAAGCAATTGATGTCGATTTTGTAACCGAAGAGGATGAAAATAAAAAGAAAAATTATTTTATTGAAGGTATTTTCATGCAATCTGAAATGAAAAACAGAAATGGCCGTGTTTATCCAAAAGCAATTCTTCAAAAAGAAGTAAAAAGATATACAGAGAAATTTATCGATACTAAAAGAGCTTTTGGTGAATTGGGGCATCCTGATGGTCCACAAGTCAACCTTGAGAGAGTATCACACATGATTACGGAATTGGTCGAAGATGGCGCTAATTTCGTAGGAAGAGCAAAAATTATGGATACACCTTATGGCAAAATTGTCAAAAATTTAATAGATGAGGGAGCGAAATTAGGTGTATCTTCAAGGGGAATGGGATCTTTGAAACCTGTACAAGATGGACTTCAAGAAGTTCAAAGCGATTTTTATCTTGCTACTGCAGCAGATATTGTTGCAGATCCATCGGCTCCAGATGCATTTGTTTCTGGAATCATGGAAGGTAAAGAATGGGTTTGGGATAACGGTCTTCTTAAAGAGAAGGAAATTGTAGAATATCAAAAACAAATAGAGAGAGCTACTGAAATTAGTAGAAATAAAGTAAGAATAGAAGCATTTGAACACTTTATTACTAAACTCTAAACTTTTATAAATAAATATAGTAATTATACTATTCAATTTTAAATAGAATAAAGGGAGAAATCCAATGTCTGAAGAAATTTTGGAAAATACATCTGAAGAGATCGCTGACGAGACTGCTGAAGAATCTACTTACGCGTCCTCAGAAGAAATTTCTTCGGAAGAAGAACAAGTTATTGAAGAAAATTCAAAACCACGTACTAAAGCTGGAATGGTGAAAGCCATTTATGACCAACTTAATACATTGAAAAAAGCTGACCTATCTGATTCTTATGAGTCAATCATCGGAGCTACACTTGCTGAGCAAGACGAAGAAGACGAAGATGATGATGATGATGAAGAAGATGTAGAAGAAGGAAAATTACCTCCTGCACTACAAAAAGCAATTGATAAGAAAAAAGGTAAAAGCGATGATGATGAAGACGAAGAAGAAGTCAAAGAAACAAAAGATGTTGAAGATATAGGTGGCGAAACAGGAGCTGGTTCTCCTAAGAAAGCTTTGAAAGTAAGTCTTGTAAAAGCTGGTAAGAAAAAAATAAAGAAAGAAGATCTTGAAATTAATGTTGAAAAAGATGTTAAAGCATTAATGGAAGGAGAAGAAACTCTTTCTGATGAATTTAAAACTAAAGCTGCAACGATTTTCGAATCAGCTGTTTCTACTAAGATTTTGAGCGAAGTAAATTCAAGGATTGAAATACTAGAAGGAGAATATGCTCAAGAACTTGAAGAAGCAAAAGAAGAACATTCAACTCAATTGACTGAAAAAGTTGATGGATATATGAGTTATGTTGTCGAAGAATGGATGAAAGATAATGAGTTGGCTGTTGAAAGAGGTATTCGATCAGAATTGGTTGAAGATTTCATGACAGGACTCAGGAATCTTTTTCAAGAACATTATATTGACATTCCAGAAGAAAAAGTTGATCTAGTAGATGACCTTTTTGGAAAAGTTGAAGAACTCGAAGGTAAACTCGATGAAGAAATCAACAGGAGTGTAGATCTGAAAAAAGAACTTTCAGAATACAAGAGAGACGAAACCATCAGAGAGGTTTCAGATAATTTGGCTGACACAGAAAAGGAAAAACTTTCTAAGTTAGCTGAAGGAATTGAATATGAAGACAAAGAGCAATTTAATGAAAAACTTGGAGTCTTAAAAGAAAATTATTTTCCGACTAATGATGCCAAAGCCGAAACTTCAAGTGACGGGGACCCAGTTACTAATTCAGAAGAATTAAATGAAAAAGTAGTTGATCCTTCTATGACCCACTATGTCGATGCTTTAGCCCGGTTTGGTCAAAACTCATAATATTTTAACAATTTTAACAATAAACAACTTTAGGAGATAAAAATGTACCTAGCTGAAGGACTTCAAAAGAAATGGGCTCCAGTTTTGGAACATCCTGATATGCCTGAGATCAAAGATCCATATAAAAGAGCTGTTACAGCTATTCTTTTGGAAAACCAAGAGAAGGCTCTAGCGGAAGATGGTGGATCGACTCGGGGATTGTTACAAGAAGCAGTTCCTGTAAACTCTACTGATTCTACTTATCAGACATATCAAGATCCCATCCTCATTTCAATGATTCGGCGTTCAATGCCTAATCTTATCGCATATGACGTGTGTGGTGTACAACCAATGACCGGTCCCACTGGTCTAATTTTTGCTATGAGAGCAAAATATTCAACACAAGCAGGGACTGAAGCACTTGTAGATGAATCAGATACATCTTTTACAAGTTCTGGATCACACATTAACTCAGGAACAGCTGGTGTAACCGGTGCACAAGGTGGTTCGCCCGCCTTAACCTTAATTCAAGGTTTAGCAACGGCAACTGGTGAAGCTCTGGGAGACTCCCCTGAATTCGCTGAAATGGCATTTGCGATTGACAAAGTTACTGTCACTGCAAAATCCAGAGCGTTAAAGGGTGAGTACACAATGGAACTTGCTCAGGATCTTAAAGCCGTTCACGGTTTAGATGCTGAAACAGAACTAGCTAATATCATTTCACAAGAAGTGTTGGCTGAAATCAATCGTGAAACAATGAGAACAATTTACTTCACAGCTAATCATGGTGCACAGCATAATACATCAACAGCTGGTGTGTTTGACCTTGATGTGGATTCTAATGGACGTTGGTCTGTTGAGAAATTCAAAGGTCTGATGTTCCAGATTGAGCGTGATGCTAATGCGGTAGCCGAGAAGACAAGGCGTGGAAAAGGTAATGTCATTATTTGTGCTCCTGATGTAGCTTCTGCCCTTTCAATGGGTGGAGTGCTTGATTCAAGTACTGCTTTAAATGTTGACAGTACCGGAAACACCTTTGTTGGAACTCTGGGCGGACGTTATAAAGTTTTCATTGATCCATATGCAAATGCTTCCGCAACTAATTTCTATGTTGTTGGATACAAAGGTAGTTCAGCATATGATGCTGGTATTTTCTACTGTCCATACATACCTCTTCAAATGGTACGTGCGGTTGGTGAAAATAGTTTCCAACCAAAAATTGGATTCAAAACCCGCTATGGTATGGTTTCCAACCCATTTGCCAATTCAACTGGTAACGGTGTTGTAACAACTGCCAATGACAACTACTACTACAGAATTGTCAGAGTTGACAATTTGATGTAAGTTTTTCTGGACTCAGAAACTTTAAGGGGGAAGATTGGGAAACTGGTCTTCCCCTTTTTTTATGCTGCCTAAATAATATAGAAAGGAAAATCTTATGTCGGCATTACAATCACTTCCAGAAAATTTAAGTCTTTTATCTCCGGTTGGATTCAGATTTTTATTAAATAACAGACCCCATGTCCAATATTTTTGTCAAGCTGCTAATGTTCCTGGCATTTCAATTAGTACTATTCCTCACGCTACCCCTCTAAAAACTTATCCTATAGGTGGAGATGAAGTTACATTTGAAGAACTTTCTATTCGATTCCTCATAGATGAAAGTATGAAAAATTGGAGAGAAATTTATGATTGGATTATTACAATTGGTGTTCCAAATGAGGAAGCACAAGACAAATATAGAATAGCAAAAGAGGCAGATGATTTGACAACTGATGCAACATTAACTATTCTTACAGGAAGTATGAATCCTCAATTAAATATAAATTTTAAGGAACTATTTCCTATTTCCCTTTCTAGTATTCAATTTGATAGTTCATTAGGAGACATTGATTATGTTGTTGCCGATGTTACATTTTCCTATGAACAATATGAATATGAAAATTTAATTAGTAATGATACTTCATATGAAGGAGCACCAGTTTATTCAGGATAAAATATTATGACACACCAATTTTCCCTTGAAAACATTCAAGATGAATGGGAAAAAAATAGTAAAATTGATTATTCTAATCTTGGAACTGAATCAATTCGCATTCCCGTTATTCACGACAAATATTTAAAAATATTCATAGACGAAAGAATCCGACTTAAAGGCATGGAATTTGAGTTATCTAAATTAGTACGCTCAAAAACAAATTATTACAAAGGTGAAATGACTGAAGATGAATTAGAAGAGAGGGGTTGGGAACAATTTCAAGGAAGACTACTTAAAAATGAAATAAGCAATTATATTGAGACGGACGATGATTACATCAAAATCAAACAAAACATCGTGGTTCAACAAGAAAAAATTAACTACTTGGATTCCATTATTAAACAACTCAATAATAGAGGATTCCAAATCAAAAATGCACTTGATTGGCTCAA